CTGCTGTGAAACAATCTCGTGATTGGTTGGAGAGAAGTGGTAATTGTCGAAAAACGCGACAAACTAAAGAGTTGGTTGAATGGTGAGTGAGTAACGCCCGAGCGCTAGTGTTGATGCTCCAGTTAAATCGGTCAGCAACAAAGAACTAGTCGCAGGTGAAACTCCAGCACCTTGCACAGTGATTAAACGTGTAGACGTTGTAGCTTCAAATACTGTATAACCAGCATTGCTGAAAGTGTTAATTGATATTGTGGACGGATCGCCGTCCACTTGGACAGCAGTACCAACCACAGCACCACTTGCACGTTCCAGCAATGTTGATCCAGGATCATCAGCAATACGCCCACGTAAAGCGTACACATAAAAGTGCCCAGGCTCGAGACCGCTCAGAATATAATCTGTGTTGCCAACTGGAGCAGGGTCCAGAGGAACGATCGCGAGAGGGGACGGATTAAATCCGAGTGCAGAAATAACTGCACTTGGATTGATTTGCGGTGTAGTGAACGACACAGTCCAATCAATGAAGAGAGAGCCAGCTTGAATATCACTAATCAGAGACTCACCATTAAAATTAATGGGGTTGGTGATTTGAATCAAGTAGCCTTTGCCCTGTTGACTAAAACGCTGGTTCAGAACATCTGCACCAGTGAAAAAGTATTGTCGGTCAGCACGTAACGCCATTGGAATGCGCTTTGGAACGTGAAAATTCCATTGCTGCGAACCAGTTTGCGCTACGGCCTGCCGAATGAGAGCATCCTCGTCAGTGATGATTGTTGGGTCGTCGGAAGGATCCAGGTCCACGTAGAAGACAAACTGACAAGCGAGTGTGGTTGGCACAGCAGGTACCCAGCGCACATGAAACTTGTCAAATTTGAAAAACTCCCACAGATTGGACAATTGTGTCAAACGAGTGCCCGGATAGGCGGACGGTGACACTGGAAAGGTAGAAATGATCTTACCCGAACCAGTGACATTCGCGCGCACCGTAGCAACCGAAAGAAAATCGCTCCCCGACAACTTCGTGACTTGATTTTGGACTGGCCGAGTATTACTAGCATTGCCAGCATAACTAATTGCAGTAGCAGACAGATTGTTACCATTCTGTCGTTGTTTGCCATTGCGCTTAGCCATGTTGCCATTGCCATTAGACTTGCCATTTGATTTACCGTTAGCCATTGCGTAATCACTTTGAAAAATTAAACCAATGAAAAATTATTGATATGTTACCACCTCCTACCTCCGATGTGAACTACTCCTCGTAAAATATCACACCAGGCATGTTGTATCGATCCTCAGTAGACAAACGATGTTTGAGCTGCAGAGAACAGATCATTTCACGCGTGGTTGCGAAATTTAGAGATGTATCCAGCGTATTCACATCGGCTGGCGTCATGGCCAAGTTAATAGCCACAGATTCAGCCATGACGTCGTGCGTTGCACCGTGGTCCAGATCAGGAATTGGCCACGCAGACCGAAGTGTTTGCATAAACTTTTCTTCAGCATTCGTGGGAGCAAATTTCTGTGTCATATCCAGATGGTGCGCAGCGAGTGTAGCACGTATGTATGATGAAAGAATGGGCGTGTCAGGATCCATCGACAAATATCCGACCAATTTCGAGTGCAACGCCTCCATGTCAGGTCTAGCGCCATTACAGACGACAGGAATCTTGCAGAGAGCACGTTTCACATCAAAATGTGACCAGTTAAAATGGCGAGCGTCGGGGTAAATCCGACTGAGGAATGAGACACGACCAGTTTCAGCGAGGTCTATGTTGTCTAGTTTTAATTTCAGACCCATGCGAGTCGCTACAGCTTCGTAGTTGGTTCCACTAGCATCCACACCATCATCGCCATACTTAGGTCCAATTATTGCGATTGCTTCGAGTGGCGTCTTTCCAGACAACCGCCAAGATGCATATACAACAAAAGCATTGATCAAAGTATTACCAATAGTGGTGAGAGGTGAACCAGACAATCGAGAGCCACCGGTATTGTAGCGCACGCCGTGCTTGGTTTTGGCTTGCTGCGAGAGTTCGTTTTTGAGCAGCTTAGCCAAGTGTCGTGAGTGTTTGCGGTTGAAAAACTTGAGCATGCAAGCAAATTCAACCTTGCGTCGTAAACTTGCGGAGATGGTACCGTCGAATCGGCTGTAGTCAGTTTCGACGAGTCGAAAAAGACGTGCGAACAAACTGGAGACGTACGTGAAAATGCCAGTTGCAATAACGATCGGATTACAGCCTGGGTAGTAAAATTTCCCAGCGCCCGTCGATTCCGGACCGAAAGTTGCTTTGAGATGTTTGGCGAACGCGTAGGTGTAGCAAGACAGCTCCCGTGTGTGGTCAGTCGGGACAGTTGAAATATTCCGAGGGTCACTTGTTTTAGCATATGCCTCTTGTTTCTGGAATGATTCAACTCCACCCTTTTCGTCAGGTGTGTGTCTTTTAGCGCGGTTTGTTCTAGCCTTCTGATTTGGTAATGTTTGTTGTGCGTCCACTTCTTCGAGAGTCCAAGGATGACCAGTGCCCAAAGGCCCGTGAGGTAAAGCTCCATCTTGTTTTCGCGCCTGTCCATAAAGTAATGGGCGAGCGCAGATGTCAGCGAATTCTTCAGCCAGCTTGGATAGTTCATCGTCAAGTTCGGTGTTGTTAGCGACTTTGTCAACGCGTCCAACAATGCAAGCAACATCATTGGTGTGACTGGACACAGGTGCGACGGCCACGTCTTCTGCCATAACAAGAGGATCACAGAGGATCTTTGCCGTTGGCTTACCGTCTAAGTATTTGTTAATCTTGCGTTGTGTTCCAGTGGGCGTCATTTGGTAGTTCACGCGTAGTTTGCTGATGTCGGGTTTAGTGCCACGCAGAAAGGTGTTCAGAACGTAAGGTCCAGCTCCGTCCAGCTTAATGTCAGCTCTAGTCAACAACCCAGACACATCACCGACAGTAGTTTTGTCGCCATGTATCTCGGCAAAGTCGAGTAGAACTCGCATAGCTGTTTCAGGTACTGAAACACATTCCGCAGTCAACTGGTCCTGATGCATGACTTCAACGTTAAACCGGTGTTTCTTCTGATCGTAAAACCGACCATACAAAAATCCGGGTTTGGAAGCCACATTATCAGCTTGACGTATTTCCTGGACATCGTTATAGTCATAACGTGCCCCACAAACAACAGCAATGAGTCGATGCAACCAATAAGGTAGAGAGGAAACGACAGTCGGTACGATTGATACAAATGCGCGGTTTTCAGTGCCAGGTTGTTTCAAGATTTCTATTTTGCAAATGCTGAAATCTCGAGGAATCAACCCGAACCAATAGCGTGCGATCCGTACGATGTCGGAAGAATAATCCCAGAGCTTGGAAGTATAAACAGCACCACCAGCAATACGCTCCTCGTAAACACCAGGAGATACATGTCGGTATTGTGTTGTGCCATCATTTAGAATACCAGCCAAGTGTGTTGGAATTGTTGTGTAGAGCATCATTGGGTTCATTGCGAATTGTGAGAAATTGTCAAGATAATAATCAACATCAATCATTGTCACAATGTGGTCCGGACGAAGTTTGTCGAATTTAGTCTGATTGCCCATGTCGCGGTCACCGTAAACAAGTCGAGTTCCATCGACCTTCCATTTACGTTCCCGACGTGATGTTGACAAATCAAACCGACGATACTTCGTGGTCGAAATTCCATTGTGAAAATTAATGAAGTCAGTTATTGTGGTAGTTGCCTGACAGCGTTTGTCTGCTTCGAAAGGATGTGCGTGATTTGTAACGTCAGCGCGATAACGTTTTGGTTCAGAAACAACGAACTTTTCGCGGAGGTTCTTTATCAAATCAGAATTGATGGTTTTGGTGTATCTGTCCACAAGTAAAGAAAAGGCCACCTGCCCGTATTTTCGCCTTATCAAGGAAATAGTAGTGGCAATCACCAGCACTGAAGCTATTGGGATGCCGAAAAATTTAATAATGAAGAATACAAAGTGGTAAAAGTAATACCACCGATGGTTGTAAATATTGCAAAGTGGTTGCAACATTGTATCGCGGTGCAGTTGTTATGCCTAGCAATTAACAACGATCTTAGTGAGAACTTCAAAAAGACAGGAGTGCTTAAGTGTATCAACTTAATGACGCAAACTCAAGAAACGTTAACGAGAGGGCTCGGATATAACCAGG